CAAAAGCAAAAGTTGCACAATTCCACACAGCATCAGGGTAAGTAAGAGACTCAATGTTAAGACAACGATCATTAGTAGAGCAAATAATAGATTTTGAGGAAAAAAAAGAACCAGTTTTCTGAGAGATATCAGCCATATGAAGAGGGTAAGGGAAATTAGAAATAGCACGAATGATTTCAAAAAATTCAACACTAGGATTACTTGGTGAGTCTTTTTTCTGGCCCCAATCGTCATATACAGTAACGTATTGACCATTGTAACCATCAAAATATTCATTTTCTGGGCACCGAGTGTAAACATGTTCTGAAACTAAATGAGCCATTCCAAAGCAAGAAAGTAATTCAGCAGCAATGTAGTAAGTTAATGTAGTCTTTCCAATTTGAGATTCTCCAACCAACCATAACATTTGAGGCACCATACGCACACCATCGGGTCTCATATACAAATTCTAGCTTGTTCACCTAACTTCGACGCGAGCACAAGGGTTCGTTTCACAGCATCAGCAACTTCACGGGGCAAACTTTGAGAATACTTACGTAAAAGTCCACTTCCAGCAATCCACAATCCAGAGACACGTTCACATTTTCCTTGAGTATCACAAGCAGATTTCATATCACGAGAGGCAGTAAGAACTTCATTCATCCAGGCTTCAATTTCTGGGTACGTTCCATCATTATTTTCAATACCCCACACAGCTTTCTCAACATACTTCACAGCATACTCATACCAGCTTTTAATGTAAGTAAAAATATCACCCATTCCACGGCAAGCACGGGGGAAATTAGCAATACGATTCATCCACAAATCAGGGGTTAGTTCACGACAAGGGAGTTTTCCAAGAATACCACCAGTAACTAAAGAGAAGAACATAGGGACAAGAATAGGAACCCAAGTTGTTAAGAAAGAAATAGGTTCATCAGCACATCCGTTTTGCGCCAAAGGCTTGGCAGTCCATTCAACCCATTCACGAAACAAGTCAATCAAAGCACTAGGAATATTACAAATTGTAGAAACAACACGAAGGCAAGTATCAAACAAAGCAGCAGACAATCCAACCATACGATAAATCACATACATACCACACATAGATAGAGCCATAACTAAAATCGTTCGTACACTAACAGGCAAAATACCACAATTAGAATCAAGGACCTCTTTAACCATTTTCGGAATTGATGCAACAGTTTCACGCAAAGCACCTAATGTATCACGAGCTTCATCAGCCATCTCACCAACAGATTCCATACATTCAGTAGTAGACGAAAAAATTTTAAATCCAACTTCAGCATGTGCTTGAGAAAGTTCACGAACAAGACGAAGAATACCAGTAGCAAAAGTAAGTAAAGGGCCAGCAGTTTGAAGTAAGTATTTCCAGCATTTACATTGAGTATCCAAAAGACCACACACACGACACATACGGGGAGCATTTGATTCGGGTTCGACAGGAAGGGCTTGAAAACCAGGATTAAGTTGAGCAGTTGCGCTAAAGCAATTGTAGCGCGCAACTGGAACCATACGAGACATCACGGGACCAGGGTTAGATTCAACATCACCACCAAGAAGAAGCATCATACGAATCATCTTTTTAGAAACACAGGCATATCCATTCAAAGCTTTGAGTAAGGCAATATCATCAAATTCAACATCATCATTATTTCGGTGAGTTTGGTGAGGGCGACGGTGGCAAGGGCCAGGATTAGACTCCACATCACCGGACATCATCAATTTGGACATAACAATTTGAGAGATTGAGCTAGCGAAAACGTTATTGTATTGAGTTGTAGCCATGATTGAATTTTATTGGGTAAAAATAGAATGAGAAGTTATACTGGTCTCACTACCAGTCCCCTAAGAAGACTTCCAGCTGAAGGGGGGCAACCAACCATCTTATCCGCGACATGAGTGCTCCATTTAAGGATTTTGCTAGACACTGAGAGGTGACGGGACGGGCACGCTTACATCATTTGTTCCCACATGCATCCTACTATAATTGATACAGATCGATCTAACCAAGGCATTTGTTACCAAATGTGATCCAAGATACACGATCCACACAATTAATTCGGGTAGTATAGGTACTTAAACTTATAAGGAAGGGATAGTAGAAAAATTTTTTTTT